TGCATCGGCGTCAGGTCGGCTAGGTCACGGGGCCGGAGATGGCAGGCGTGGGCGACGTCGGCTCGCCAGTACGACTCTGGTGGCTGCCCGATCGGCCCGTAGGCGGACTCGAACTTCCGCCAGAACCGGTCGGCGAGGAGCTCCCGTTTACGTTCGGTTCCGGGGGGCGAGCATCGGCCTCCTGCTGCTCGGCCTGGAACGTGATCCTGGCGCCGTCATGGGGGACGTCGGCCAACTGGTCGGCGGTCTGGGTGACGTCGTCGCGGCTGATCTTGTTGGCGCGGACCATGGAGATCACGGCGAGGGCGACGACGAGGTCGGGGTCGCCGCCCTCGAACCCCTGCTGGACGGTGCCGGGCAGATAGCCGCTCAACTGTTTGATCCACCGCCACTCCCTCGTTGTGAACGGTGCCTCCTCGAGGTCGAGCGGGTAGGCGCCGTCGAACGGCTGCACGTTGCTGATCACGATCCTGTCGGCCATCAGCGGGCCGCCTGCCGGACGAGCACGTCGAGCATGAAGTCCAGGCGGCGGATCACCTGGGTGATGTTCGCGTCCAACGCCGGTTGCATCGCCCTGTTCATCAACAAGGCGGCGAGGTTCGGTCGTTTCCAGCGTGGGCCGGTGTGGCCGGCTTTCGTTCGTTGCCGCGGCGCGACGTAGACCGCTCGGGCGGTCACACCGGTTCGCATCCGCCCCCAGGAGCTGGCGCGGAGGTTCCCGATCCCGGTGATCTCGGCGGCGGCGCGTTGTTCGGCGCTGTGCCGGACCGGCTCCGCGGCGACAGCCAGTTCGGCCCGCAGGTCTTTTTTCAGTTCCCGGTTGGCACGGTCGAACGCCCGGGTGAGCTCGGCGAGCCCGGTAACGGCGACCGGCCCGGCCATCAGACGGTGCCGATCGCCGCTGTGCCCCAGGCGAACGCCGAGTTGGGGGCCGGCAGAAACTCACACGTCACTTCGGCCCGTTCGTTCAGCGTCGCCCCGACCGGGTAGCTGAAGATACTCGCGCTGCCGCCGTACTTCGGGTCGGTCGTGTCGGCGGTGCCGCTGTTGTTGACCGGCTGGACGTAGAACGGGAACGTGCTCCCACCCGTGTACAAGGGCGAGATCGTCTGATGCACCGAAGCGGTACCGAAGTCGCCGAGGAACTGGACGGTGACGCCGGCGTCGGTCAGGCCGGGCAGGTACTCGCGGTTGCCGCCGAACCCGCTCACGTCGATCCGGTCTTTTTCGTCGGCGATCTGAACGTCGAACGCGTGGTCGGACAGGTCGACGTTGTTCACGACCACGCGCCAGTCGGTTGAGATGAACTTGCCCATCGCTTGGTTCTCCCTTCTTAGGCTGGCACCCCAGCCGCTTGGTGGCTGTGTTCGGCCCATTGCCGCATGATCCCGGCGCGGTTGGGCCACATGGTCGCGTGCTGGATCCGGACGTGGTCGGGGGCCCGGACGTCGTCACGGTGGACGTTCCAGCCCGGGTCGAGGAACAACGAGTTCTTGTACAGCTCGGTTGTCTGGGTGTGGGCGAGCGGCCGACCGGTGTACCCCAGCAGTTCGCAGAGGGCTGCTTGTTCCCACCAGCCGTGGTTGAGGTAGCGGATCATCGTCCAGATCCGCTCCAGCTCGTTCAGCATCGGCGGCCGCAACATCCACACGCCGCAGTTCGGGACGGCGCCGTCCTGGGTGTGATGCTCGACCAAAGCCTGCCAGTACCCGAACGGCACCTCGAGGTCACGGCTCGGGTCGACGATCACAACGTCGGCGTCGAGATACAACACTTCGTCGTAGCCGTCACCGAGCGCCGCCTGGATCGCGGGGATCTTCCACCACGACGGCGGCCGTGGTTGGGCGGGGACGTCGGCGACGATCAAGTCGTAGTCGTGCCGGTCGGCGAACACCGCGAACGTGGGCAAAGCGATCTCGAGCAGGCGCCGGTAATCAGCGCCAACCGCGAAGGTGACGATCGCCCGGCTCACCCTTCGGCCTCGAGGAACACAACGCCGATACCGGGGCCGCCGCGGACGCAATAGTCGACCGTCCGGTACTGGTGCGCCAACTCGAACCAGAGTTGGTCGACGTGGATCGTCGGGTCGCGGGAGGGTGCGATGTCGTGGAGGGCGACGACACCGCCGGGTGCGGCCATCGCGCTGAAGTGCCGCCAGTCCTGCCGGACGGCGTGGTCGTGGTGGTCAGCGTCGATGAACACCCAGTCGTACGGGCGGTGGTTCGCGACGTCGACGATGATGTCGGGATCGTGTGAGCTGCCGGTGATCGTGACCAGCTCGACACCCTCCGGCACCCAGTTCGGGTAGGCGCCACGGTTCTGGTGCCGGTCGTCGAGCGCAACGACCTTGCTGCCGGCGGGGGCGTTGGTGAGCCATTGGTAGAGGGTGCCGCCCTCGCCAGCGCCAACCTCGAGCACCCGTGCCGGCTGGCGCTCGCGGTAGAGGTCGAGCAGCCGTCCGAACTCGCCCAGGTTCTGCAGCATCGGCGGCGCCTCGACGGTGGTCATGCGGTCGCCTTCGCAAGCTTGCGACGTTGTTTCCGGTTCAGCTTCACGACGCCGTTCGGCGGGGCAACCTGTTTCGGCCGTTGCAGCTTCTCCAACGCCGGCAGCCAGTGCTCAGCGGTGACCCGCTCAGCGTCGTACCGTTGCGCAAGCTCGACACACCTTTGCCGGACGGCCGGTTCGTTGCGGACGGCGTAAGAAACCTCGAGCTGCTCGACGATCGACTTGACGAACGGGGCGATGAACCACGACGACTGGGAGCCGTCCCACCACGGATCACCCTCGACGAGCCAGCCGGTCTCCTCGACCAGTTCGGTCATCGCGGAGTGGTCGGACGCGATCACGGGGATGCCGCAGGCTTGGGCTTCGAGGATCGGGATCCCGAACCCTTCGCCCATGCTCGGCGAGAGGAGCACGTCGAACGCCTGGTAGAGCACGGCGACGTATTCGTTCGGCATCGCCAGCTGCCACTGATGTTCGGGGGTGAACATCACCCGGTCGCGCCGGCAGCCTGTTGCGGCGACGAGGGTGTCGAGGTCGATGCCGCCTCCGGGGCCGGGTTTCGCGTCGGTGTGGACGTACAGGAACGCGTCCGGGTTCTGCTCGGCGAACCGTGCGAACGCCAGGAACGCTTGCGGGAACGATTTCCGGTGGGAGATCGGGGCGCCCTTGTTCGCGGCGACCATCCCGACGACGTACGCGTCCTGGGGGATCCCCAGTTCGGCCCGGACCTCATCCCGTATCTCGGGCTGGGGGTGGAACATGCGGGTGTCGACCCCGTGGGGGACGTAGACGGGGTCGAGCCCGAATTTCGCCATCTGGGTTTCGCCGAACCGTGACATTGCGACGGGCCTGACTTGTGGGTGGGCGAGTACCTGGGCGACCGGCGGCGGTATCGGGTTGTGGTCGACGGGCGCCCACACTGCGACCGGTAGCCCGTCGGGCCAGGTGTCGGGTTTCAGCACCCACGCGTCACACAGGGCGATGACGAGGTCGGCTTTGTGGTGGGCGGCGAACACGGGGAGGTTCTTGTTGCCCCAGTCGTGGTCGGCCGGGTAGACGGTCAACCCGTTCCAGTCGAGCTTGACGCTGTGCAGCCCGAAGTTCGCCGCGCACGCCATTTGGTGGCCGAGCGCCCCGAGCCGTTCGACGAACAGCCCGGTTTGTTCGCCGTAGCCGGAGCCGACCCAGGGTGGGTTGCTCAACCAGAGGATGCGCATCAGATCATCACCGCGACCCGCCACTGGCAGCCCAGCCAGGAGCCCTGGCCGGCGATGTCGTTGAACTGCAGGAACCCGGACGGGCCTTCGACGACGGCGGTGTCCTCGACCTTGCCTGAGAGGGTGGTGTCGGCTTCGATCGCCTGCGCGACCGAGGTGCCGGCCCGGGGGTCCATCAGGTCGAGCAAGAGTTCCTGGCCGCCGGTGTTCTCGGCGGTTGCGACCCTGGCCCGGACGGTGAAGTAGACGGCGTGGGCGCCGGGGCCGAACGCCGCCCGGTCCTGAAACGGGTCCGCCGGGTAGATGTCCAGCGCCGGCGGGGTGGGGTTGGGGTTCTGCCGGTCGTTCACCTGCAACGACGCGTCGAGGCCGTTCACCCCCGTCCGGATCTGATCGGCGAGCGCGGTCATGATCTCGGCCAGGGTCGGGTCGGCCATCAGGCGAGCCCGTAGTCGGTCTTCAGCGGGGCGAGTTTGTGCGCATGGCGGCCCCAGGAATCGCGGGCTGTGGTGACGGGGATGCTGTCAGCGCCAAGGCCGACGATCCCGAACGCCGACTCTTGCTGCTGCCAGTGCTCGACCGCCCGTTCGATGTTCACCTCCACCGCCAACGCCGGGTACGGGGTGCCGAAGAACACCGTCCCGTCGCCCAAGCATTCGCTGTTGATCTCGTAGGCGGCCGCGTCGAGGACCCGTTCCAGGGCTGTGCCCTGCGCCCCGCTGGTGTCGCGGAGGCGCAGGGCACGGGCGAGCTCG